CTCATGCCAAATACCATACTTGGTAATTCTCGTCTTGCACTAGATGAAGATAACCCTCTAATATTATCTTCAATTAATCCAGAAGTAGTTAATATGCTTTGAAAATCAGTATTAACTGGCTTAATAAATTGTGTTGTGTCATTTCCTTTATGTTTTGGTAACTTTTTATTGTATTCCCCAACAGGAAGATTTTTTGTTTTATCTTTATCGTTATATGTAGTTGCGGGGTTACCAGGAATCATAAAATTCATATATTCATCAGGAACACACCCTATCCAAAATCCCATTGAATGAATACCTTCAACAAATATTACTAATACTAAGTTTCCAACATCAGGAGGTACTGCCCACATTCCGTAACTTTTTTGGGTATTCGAAAATCCTTCATTTGCAGTAGTACCATTATATGGAGTAACACCATAAAACCCTGGCAAATATTTTACTTGTACTGTTTGACCTGTAGTTTCAGTATTATTTCCTTGGGTAGTTACTTTTAATAATTCAACCTCAAGACCTCCCATGTATGTAGTGTCAAGGTGACTGACTATCCTAGCTAAAAACGGGCCTGGATTTCCTTTTTCATTAATACTACTGGTTCTTGATAATTCCATTATTTAAAAATCTCCTAAGGACCTGGTGCCGTTACGTTAAGGCCAATTTTGTTTTCAGCTGCACCGTCGGTTATTACTGCATTATCAGCATCAGCTTTTTTGACTGTAGCTACTTGGTTTCGGCGTCTGATTAATGTTAGTGTTTGTTCAAACTTGCCGCCGTTAAATTCGCTCTGTATTCCAATGCACTGATAAAGGCCGCTAAAGAGTTTAGTTGGAGCACTAATACCGTTAAACTGCATCCAGCCGTTACCTCCAATATCAAATGGAGTTCTAAAATTTAATACACAATCAACTTCTGAACTTTGATAATCCATACTTCCGTCTTTAGTAATGTTTATAAACTCAGTTTCTTCAGCAATATAATTACCAACTCCGGAATCGCTTAACCAATAAGGGTCGCCCCATATTTTTAAATCAACTTTCATTAAATCTGCAGGACTATCTAATAATGCATCATTGAAGCTACGAGCAGTTTGTGTTTCGCTCCACTCTTGTCCACCGCCACCTTTATTAGGAACTGTGTTTTTAGTAAGTTCTTTAGTCCTAGCAGATCCAGAACCTGGACCGTCTATGCCAGCACCTGCATTTCTTTCAGCATCAGTTCTTCCATCGTTTTGTTTGTTTGTTGTTTCAGATTCTGATGATCTCTGAGATCCTTGACTACTAGTTTTACTATCTTTTGATGCTTGGCCTTTTTGTGCGCCAATTCCTACAAAAAATGCAGTATTAAACTGTATATCAAAGTCAATAATATCTTTATTCTTTCCTGTATAGATATAGTTATATTCTTTAGCAGCCTGGCGTTTTAATTGTTCAATATTAGGAGTAATCTTAGTAGGAGATGCAAAACGAGAAGCGTTTACTTTATATTTTACAATCCTGTATACATAAGTTTTTGGATTTGCTCCAGTAGCATCAACAGTTTTAGAATCAGCTGATTCAAATACTTGAGACTCAATTTTAAACCAATCAACCATATTTAAATTATCAGGAGATTTTAATCTTTCGTTTATTCCTCTTCCCCAATCACTTGATATTATTATTTCTTCAATAATATCTTGTATCTTTGTGCCTGCACTAAATTGAAAAGATCTAGAAGTAGTAGGTTCTTGAACTTGTGCTCTACACACAACTCCTTTTCCTGCATCACAAGTGTTTGGCTCTACAGAGGGCTTAGTACCAGAATCATTTTTAGACTTAACAATTTTTGATTGACCAATTATATTAATATGTTCAGGATTTTCTGCATATGACCTAATAGCTTCTCCAACTTCAGAACGCTGAATTGTAATTCCTAACAATTTGCTTATAGTACTCTCAAACGCTTCTGGCATTTCAGCAGTACCTAAACCAGCAATACTTTCAAATATTTCTTGCTTTCTTTCTTGGCTTAACTCTTTTATTTCACCTTCGGGCGGAGTTTGTACTGTTGCACCTGTTTCTGATTCACTAGGTTTTCCTAATATAGATTCTTTTGCACTACTACGTTCAGTTGGAAACATAATAACATATTGATCAACTTTATTAGTTTGTTTTGCTTCTTTATCTTTAAGTAATCGACCGTTTATTACTCCGGCTAAACTTTTTGCGCCTGTTTGTAATAATTCTTGAACAGTATTTCCAGCTAAATTTAAATCAGTCTTAGTTGCCTGAGTTTGATCACCAAATGGTTGATCATTATGTTTTACAAATGCTACATCATATGTACTACCTTGTTCAGTTACATTAAATGTACTGTTAATAATATGGACTGGAAAATGTCTGGTGCTGCCTGGTGCAAAACTTACATTACCTAAATCGTCCCAACCTTTAAATTGCAAGGATAACATAAATGGTGCATCTATATAATTTTTATAACCACATTTCTTTGCAGCAATTTCTAATGTTTCGTAAAACATGCCCATACTATACGGTTCAAAGATCTTAAAACTGCCGCCAATTGCATCAGCTTGCTTTGTTCCTTTATTATGAGTAATAACTGTTTGCATTGAAACGTCATCAATATAAAACTCAACAGCGCCTGCAAATGTTTCAAAAGAAGTTTTTACTTTTGAAGATCCAGAACCTCCAGATTTACAAACAACGTGTGTAGGACCTCGAAGTCGATAAGTTGCATCTGGCCTATTTAATTCGTCAACTGTTAAACATGATAGTGTCCATATATAATTAACTGTAGCATACGGTTCTAATGGATTTGCCCAAGGAGGGCCTACCATATCAAGATGCGGAAATCGTCCTCGGCTACCGTTTAATGATAATCCAAGTGTACTCATTAATGACGAAGCTACTGTTGGAACTGAATTAGATAACGATGATATTGCCCCTTGTAACTCTGCTTCAACGCCTTCAACTGCACTACTAAGTCCGTTAATATCAATATTAGCAGAATTTATAACTGCTGAAGCTTCTTTAGCAAACGAATTTGCCGCAGTTGTAGCTTGACCAGCAAGTGTCTTTATAGTTTGGCCTATACTATTTGTTCTATTTGCCACAGTTTAATTTCCTAATACTTCTGTTAACTTTGAACCCTGCGGCAAATATATTTTTGTACCAACTTTCATATCATATACTGGGTCTTTTAGTACGTTCATATTGCGTTGTGCAAATACCCACCATAATTTAGTTGATCCATATAAATCATAAGCTAATAGATCAGGTCTATGTCTATATTGAGACTCAATTGTATATATTATATCGTCATCATATGCAGGTACTGGTCTAATTTTTAAGAATCCTAAATATTGTCCGTTAATTACTCCAGTATTAGCATATGGACTGTCGTTATTATATCTAGCCATTAAATAAATCCATCCCCGTTATACAGACTATCGCCACGCACAAATGCATCTAAACTAAATTGTGCTACTTTACGTCTGCTGTAAATTGGTTGACACGTTACCGAAATCATACTAGAAAGCGGAACCCAAGACCCTTGTTGTCCAATGTCTACTTTCATATAATCAACATCCGGTTCTAAGTTTACTGTAAAGTTTGTAATTATAACCGGTACATTAGGTAAAACAAAGTTACCGTATCCTGTTAGCTTAACTAAGGGCGGTGGAGCTCCTTTATTACTTGTTTCTCCATAAGCCATTTTTGTTACAGATCGTAAATAATGTACTGCTGCAATCCAATATTCAGCTTCAACAGCATTTTCTATTAAAAAGTGTCCTGTTACAACCATTGCTTTCGGATCTGAGTTCTGATAAGCAAAATAAGGATAATTACTATGTACAGGGGATATTTGATTATAAGATGCATCATGTTGCATCATTATTTGCGGAGTATATGGAAATACTAAACCATTGGTTTCTTTTAAAGGATTTAATAAAGGACTACTTGCCATAGTGGACGGAACACTTAATTTAACTCGCCAATCTGCTTCAGATTTAGTACCCCATGTGCTGTCTGTCATAGTTTTAGTTTGGGGGTTTGCTCCAGCAAAAATGTTTACCATTCGAGCTGCTTTGCCAAATCCGGTATCTTGGAGGAACTCCGATACATTTTGTTTAATTGCACCTACTATGCCTTCGCCGACATTTAAATTAGACCCTAATGATGCTGAAACACTTGCTGAGGCGTTTTCTAATTGGCCTCGCCCTATAGCTAATGCGCCTTGTAGTGATGACTGAAATCTTGACATATTTTGGTAACTCCTATACAGTATTTAGTTGACAAAGTTAAGTACATAGTTTATAATAGAGTATAACCTGGAGATAAAATGAAAAAAGTAAATTATTTAAACAATAAAGATATATTATTAGAGATACATAGATCAAAAACTGCGTTTAGTAGTTATACAGAACCAACATTTCATCAATATGACATAATTTTACCTAGTACAGATAAAATTAATATAAGAACTATTGCCGAAGCCAAACGAAATAAAGCCAAACGACTAGGCTTAAAGGATTATGACCAAAAAAAGAAAGCAGGGATTAAAGTAAAACTTGCTGAATGTGAAGTAGACTATAAGAAAATAGTAAAAGAAGAAATTATTTTTAGAATTATGATGTTTGATCATATTCCAGAAGAAAAAGGTAGAAAGAAAAATCCTAAGACTATAGCGGATACTAAGGTTAAACTTAACTTTCCTCCATACCAACACTATAAGTTTAATGAAGAAGGTGAATTAATAGTAGTCGGTAAGTCACACTGGGTAGGTGGTATGGAAAATGGACATTTTACCAAGAGTGAAGGCCAAGCTACTCCTACACTTGCTAACATGTGGATTAAACTATGTGAAAGATATGCTACAAGAGGTAATGTGCGTGGATACACATATAATGACGAAATGAAAGGTCAAGCTATTTTGCAACTTGCACAAATTGGTTTACAATTTGACGAATCTAAGTCTAATAATCCGTTTGCATATTATACCGCAGCAGTAACAAATAGTTTTGTACGTGTTATCAATTTAGAAAAACGTAATCAAAATATTAGAGATGACATCTTAGAACAAAACGGAATGGATCCTAGTTATACTAGACAACACGCCGGCGAATGGGAAGCATACATGAAACGAGAAGCAGCTCATAAAAATAAAATAAATCATTAATAATCTTGACTTTATCTAATAAAGACAATATAATAAACTATAGTTATAATAGAAGGAATAACCTTGTTTAAAAAAGCTGCGGTATTTACTGACATACATCTAGGTCTAAAAGGTAACAGTAAAATACATAATGACGACTGTGAAGAATTTGTAGATTGGTTTATTCAAAATGCAAAAGATAACGGTTGTGAAACTGGAATTTTTTGTGGTGACTGGCATCATAATCGAAATAGTTTAAATCTTACCACCATGGATGCAACAATACGTTCTATGGAAAAACTTGGTGCGGCATTTGAACAATTTTTCTTCTTTGATGGCAATCATGACTTATATTATAAAGATAAGCGTGATGTTAACAGTACAGCGTTTGCAAAACACATTCCTGGTATTACCTTTATTGACAAGATCACTACAATTGACGATGTAACTATTGTTCCGTGGTTAGTTGGCGAAGAATGGAAGCAAATTAAACAACTAAAAAGCAAATATGTGTTTGGTCACTTTGAACTTCCTACATTCTATATGAACGCTATGGTACAAATGCCAGACCACGGCGACTTAAAAGCAGATTCTTTTAAGAATCAGCAATATGTTTTTAGCGGACACTTTCATAAGCGTCAGCAACAAGGAGTTATCCATTACATTGGTAACGCATTTCCACATAACTATGCAGATGCATGGGATGATGAGAGAGGCATGATGATTCTTGATCGTGAAAACGATAAGGCGCCTGAATATATTAATTGGGAAAATTGTCCAAAGTATAGAACTGTTAAATTAAGTCAATTACTAGATCCAACACAGACTATTATTAAAAGTAAAATGTATCTACGTGTTACTATTGATGTTCCAATTAGTTTTGAAGAAGCTAGTTATATTAAAGAAACATTTATTAATCAGCACGAGTGTAGAGAAATTTCACTTATACCACAAAAGCAAATTGAAGAAATAACTACTGAATTAGATATTCAGCACTTTGAATCTGTTGATCAAATTGTTGCTGGCGAAATTGCAGCAATTGATAGTGACAACTTTGATAAAAAAACCCTTATGGACATTTATAACGACTTATGATAGAAATTAAAGACCTCACAGTTAAGAACTTTATGAGTGTTGGTAATCAAACACAGGCTGTTGACTTCAATCAACAACAGTTAACCTTGGTACTAGGTGAAAACTTAGATCAAGGAGGTGATGATAGCGGATCACGTAATGGTACTGGTAAAACAACTATTATTAATGCACTAAGTTACGCATTATATGGTCAAGCACTTACAAACATTAAAAGAAATAACTTAATTAATAAAACAAATTCAAAAGGAATGTTAGTAACATTACACTTTGAAAAAAACGGTGTTAATTATCGAGTTGAGCGAGGAAGGTCTCCTAATATATTAAAGTTTTACGTAGATGAACAACAACAAGAGATGACCGACGAGTCGCAAGGTGACTCACGTAAGACACAGCAATATATTAACGAATTATTAGACATGTCACATGATATGTTTAAACATATTGTTGCACTTAATACATATACTGAACCGTTTTTGTCCATGCGGCAAAATGATCAACGTGCTATTATAGAACAGTTACTTGGTATTACTATATTATCAGAAAAAGCAGAGGCACTTAAAGAGCAGACTCGTAACACTAAAGAATTAATTCAAGAAGAAACTTTAAAAATTAATGCAATACAATCTTCAAATGAAAAAATTAGTGCAACTATTGATAATTTACAAGGAACTCAACGTGCTTGGGTTGCTAAGAAGGATCAAGATGTAAAAAAATTGCAATCTGGTATTGACGAGCTAGAGCACCTAGATGTTGACGTAGAACTTGAGTCGCATGAAAAATTATCTAATTGGACACAACATAATAATAGTATTTTGGCTCTTAAAAAAGAATTAAGTACATTAGAGCCAGCACTATTACGTGCTGACAAGTCTGTAGATACTGCTACTAAAGACATCGCAGGATTAGACAATGCATTATGTTATGCATGTGATCAACCGCTACATGAAGCTAAAAAACAAGAGATATTAGCTACAAAAACTAAAGAATTAGAAGATGCTGTTGCATATCAAACAGAAATTAGTACTAAGTGTACTGATGTTATTACTTCACTTGACACAATTGGTGATATTAACGGAAAGCCTAGTACATACTATGAAAATGCTAAAGAAGCATATGCACACAGACAGAATGTTGATAGTTTAAAACAAGCACTTACAAGTAAAGAACAAGAGATTGATCCTTATCACACACAAATTGATGAATTAAATAATAGTGCTATGCAACAAATTAGCTGGGGTGCTGTAAATAACTTAACTAGCTTTAAAGATCATCAAGAATTTTTATTAAAACTATTAACAAACAAAGATAGCTTTATACGAAAGAAAATTATTGATCAAAACTTAGCATATTTAAATAACAGACTTACTTATTTCTTAGATAAGCTAGGACTTCCTCATCAAGTAGTATTTCAAAACGATTTATCTGTTGAGATTACACAGCTAGGACAAGATTTAGACTTTGATAACTTATCAAGAGGAGAGCGTAATAGACTTATACTTGGTATGAGCTTTGCATTCCGTGACGTTTGGGAAAGTTTGTATCAAAAAATTAACTTATTATTTATTGACGAGTTAATTGATAGCGGTATGGATACCGCTGGAGTTGAAGGAGCTCTTGCTGTTCTTAAGAAAATGGGCCGTGAAGGCGAGAAGAATGTATATCTTATTTCACATAAAGACGAACTTGTTGGGCGTGTTAATCATGTAATGCGTGTTATTAAAGAAAACGGGTTTACTAGTTACGCAAACGATATTGATATTGTAGAGTAGGTACAAATTAAAATGGAAGATGACACACATGATCAATTAACTAAGGCATACTTAGAATATTTCAAGACAAACGATGCTTTTGAATCAAGATATTCTCATAGAACCCATGCAAGCAGTAGAAAGTGGTTAAGAGAGATACGCAGATTATCAAAACTACGCATGGAAGAGATACATCATGTGTATAATGTCAAGAAAGGTCGTATTAAATAAGGTCCCTGGGTAAGTAAAGTATGCAGTGGACTTACAAAGGCAACAAGATTGACCAAATACTAGATGACTACGAAGGATTTGTTTATCTTATTACCAACACCACTACAGGTCAGAAATACATAGGCAAGAAACTAGCGAAGTTTAAAACTACTAAGCCACCACTTAAAGGCAAGAAAAACAAAAGACGCGGAACTAAAGAAAGTGACTGGAGAGAATACTATGGCTCCAGTGATAGACTGAACGCAGACGTTGCAACACTAGGCGCAGATAAGTTTACAAGAGAAATACTATATCTATGTAAAGGCAGGGGCGAAATGTCCTATATAGAGGCAAGAGAACAGTTTGATAGGCGTGTAC